CAAGGGCTGGAAGGCGCCGGCGGACGTATACAAGTCCTACCGCGGTGTCGAGACACTGATCGGGAAAGACCCGAGCACGTTGCTCACTATCCCGCGCGCCGACGATCCGGTCGGGCAACGCGTGGCGTTCGCGAAACTCGGTATGCCGGAGTCGGCGGACAAGTACGAGATCGTCGCGCCCGAAGGCGCGCCCGACACCTACAAGGCGTGGGTGAAGGACACCTTCCACAAAGCCGGTCTGACGGCCGCCCAAGCGAAGGCGCTGTCGACGGCGAACACCGAATACGTCAAGGCGCAGTCGGCCGAAGGCGAGAAGGCGTACAACCTCTCGGTGCAGACCGACAAGGCGACCCTCCTGTCGGAGTGGCGCGGTGGCTACGAGCGGCAGATGAATGCGGCGCAGACCGCTGTCAAGGCACTCGGCTTCAGCGCGGACATGATCGACGCACTCGAGCAGACGCAGGGCTACGCGGCGACGATGCGGTTCTTCGCGGCACTCGGCTCGAAGCTCGGCGAGGACTCGTTCGTCAGCGGCGCGGACAAGTCGGGTGGCGGGTTCGGCGCGACGATGACGCCGGCGGAAGCGGGCATCGAGTGGGAGAAGATGAAGGCCGACCCGGTGCAGTCGAAGGCGCTGACCGATGCGTCGCATCCTGGTCATGCCGCAGCGGCCTTGAAGCAGAAGCAACTTTTCGGCATCATCTACGCGGAGAAATAGATGGACGTGCTCGAATTCAGACTGCGATGTCTAGAGGCCGCCGCGCGTAACCCGTCGCCGCATAAGGACGGGTATGCGGCGGGTGTTGTCGAATCGGCGCAGAAGTACGCCGATTGGGTGGCGGGGCCGATCAGGCTGGCGAAGGATACCGGACAGCCGGCGGCGAAGACTGGCGAGGGCATCGACAGTCTTTTCTGAGCATGTGATACACTGATTGTGTGGGGGGAGTGCGTGGACAAGGTTCACGCCCCCGCGACAAAACACTCCCCCGCGTAGTGGCCCCCGTAAGGGACAAGCCGGCGAGCACCAGCCTGAGCGGTGCAACTGGCAGTATCCGAACAACTTACGGAGGCTATTGTGCCCCAAGCCATTACCACCGCAGCAGTACAGCAGTACAAGGCGAACGTCGAACTCCTGCTCCAACAGGAAGGTTCCCGCCTTCGCAGCATGGTCACGACCGGCACTCACGTCGGTAAGGCCGCCAGCATCGTCGAGCAATTCGGTGTCGCGACCGCGCAGTTGAAGACCAGCCGGCACGAAGACACGCCGCTGCTCGACCTGTCGCAAGACAAGCGTTGGGTGTTCCCCCTCGACTACGAGTGGGCGTCGCTGATCGACAACGAAGACCAGCTTCGCATGATCGTCGAAGCCACCAGCCCGTACGCGCGGGCCGCTGCCGCGGCCATGAATCGCGCGATGGACGACGTGATACTGACCGCGATCTTCGGCACCAACTTCAAGGGCGAGAATGGCACCACGTCCGAGACGTTCGACACGACCAACTACCAGGTCGGCGTCAACGTCGGCGGCACCGCCTCGGCGCTCAACGTCGCGAAGCTCCAATCCGCGGTGCAGAAACTCCTGCTCGCGAACAAGGGCGACCTGTCGGAAGCGGTCAACGGCGCGATCTCGAGCTACGAGCACGACTCGCTGTTGAAGGAAATCCAGGTCGTGAACAAGGACTACAGCAATAGCGCGGTCCTCGAGAACGGTCGCGTCAAGCGCTTCATGGGCGTGGACTTCACGCTCACGGAACGGCTGAACGTCACCAGCGGCAACCGCCTGATACCGATTTGGGTGAAGAGCGGCATGTATCTCGGCATCTGGAAGGATCTTGCCACCGAGATCAGCAAGCGAGCGGACAAGAGCTACGCAACTCAGGTCTTCATCTGCGGGACTTTCGGCGCGACCCGGACCCAATCCGGCAAGCAGATCCAAGTCCTCTGCGACGACCAAATCTAGGAGAGCACTGACATGGCTCAAGTTTCCATCGCAACGAACGTCTCCAACCAGGACGCCACCCCGATCGTCAAGGTCTTGTCGCAAGACAAGGGTGGAGTTCTCCGCACCGCGGTCGGTTTCATCGCCGCGGCCAACCTCGTCGGCGGCACCGTCGGCCAGTGGTACACCTTCGCGCGCGTTCCGGCGCGGGCGCGCATCGTCGGGATCTACCTGACGAACGCCACGTCGACCACCGGCGCCGTCAAGTTCGGCCTGTACCGGCCGGGCACCGCGGGCATCGCGATCAGCGACGCCGTGTTCAGCACCGTCACGGTGATGGGCCAGGCGAACAACCGCGCCAACGTCGTCACCGCGATGACGGCTGCGCAGAAACGCGATCCGCTGGCGACAGCGTACGCAACCGCGGTCGGCACGGCCGGCGCTACCTCCGATGTCGAGTACGACATCGCGGCGGCGATCGTCACGGTCCTCGGCGCTGCGGTTGACGCGTACGTCGAAGTCGACTACGTGCTGCCCGAGTAGTACCCAATTCTCCCCGGCTTAACGGCCGGGGAGTATTTGAAAGGTAGGGCATGGCGATTCCGACAAACTTTCAGGGCTATACCCCGGCGGCGAACACGACCAAATCGTTCAAGATTTTCGGCTCGGCGACGACCGGAATTTGGGCGAACGACGTGGACGGGACGCTTTCGGCGGCCTGCCAGTTGGTGACGCTGGCGCCGAACATCGGGATCTTCATGTCGGCAGCCTACACGGACGCGCAGATCATCGCGTTGCTTCAGCAGTATTTGCGGGACGCCGGTTCGTTCACAGACGGCGCCGCGGGCGGGCGCGCGGCACAGGCGACGAAGCAGATTTTGCCGACCGCCACAACTTGCACGTAGGAGACAGCACATGGCAGTAGCGGGATGCGGAATGGCCGTCACCGACGGCCCTCAAGATGTGAACAGCGACGTGGTGTTCTTCACCGGCAGCGGTACGCTGGACTCGAGCAACCTCGTTCAGATCAATTTCGACACCGTTGTTTTCGCCGGCCAGGAGGGCAAGCAGCGCCTACTCGCGGCGCTCGAACTCATGGTGAGCCGTATCGAGACGGCGCGACTGTGGCCGGTGACTTCGGCCTCGTAGCATGAGCGACGGCGCGAAAGAAGCAGGCAACCGCCCGGCGGCGCCCGCGCCTACGACACCGGTGCACCAGTCGACGTATGTCCCGAATTCGGCAGTGTCGGGGCTGCGAAAGGCGGGGAGCTAACAGTGGCCGGAAAGCACTGGATCGCCGGGGCAATAAAACACCCGGGCGCCTTTACCGCGAAGGCAAAGTCGCACGGCGAAAGCGTCGGCGGGTATGCGGCGCAAGTTCTGGCGCCGGGCAGCAAAGCCAGCACGCAGACGAAGCGGCAGGCGAACCCCGCGCAGACGTTGCGCAAGATGCACGGAGGGTAAGTGGCAACGGCATACATCAGAGAGTACGCGGACATCGGCGCGACATTCGCCGGCAAAGTCGTTCAGGCGCCCTCCGAGCCGGGCATCACCGACCAAACCATCACGACCAGCGCGTCGCATGCGGAATCGGCTGCGTTCAACGCGAACACGCACTTGATCGCTGTCAGCACCGCCGCGGCGCAGGCGCACTGCATCGCGTTCAGCGCCACCCGCGGCGCGACGCCGACCGCCACGACGAGCAACCTGCGGTTGCCGGCGAACAGCATGTTCTTTTTCGTCGTATATCCCGGCGACAAACTGTCGCTGATCGACGTAACGTAGGAAAACCATGATCTCCATGAGCGGCAAGACAGGTTCCCCGGCAGAAGTCGGCGTCATGGCGCTTCTGGCGCTCGTCACCGACCCGGCCGCGGCCTCTGCACGTCTCGCCGCCATCCAAGCGGCGCAATTGGCCGCCGACGACGCGCGGGCGACGGCGGACGCCGCCCAAGAACGCACTCTGGCTGCGCAAACCGACGTACTTGCGCTCCAGGCAACCGTCAATGCGGCGCTCGAGGGCGCGGCGGCTCGCGCCAAGCAGCTTCAGGACGAGGCCGCGCGCCTTCAGGGCGTCGACATCGCACTTTCGGCGCGCGAAGCGGCCGTCAAGGACCGCGAACTGGCCGTTGCGTCAGCCGGGGCAACGAATGTTGCGACCAGCGAGGCGCTTGCTGCCCGCGAAGCGGATCTTCGCGTCGCAGAAGAAGCGATCGCCGCGCTCAAGGTGGACTACGAGGCCAAACTCGAGAAGTTGCGCGCCGCAGTGGGGGCCTAAGTGGCCGGCTTCAACAAATTCCAGCCGTTTGTAGCGGACATCGCCAACAAGGTACACAACCTCGGTAGCGACTCCCTCAAGATCATGCTGACGAACACGTCGCCGAACACGGCGGATACGGCGTTCGACACGAGCGTCGGGTTGAAGCTGATTTCCACGTCGAACGCGCTCGATTTGACAACCGGCGGTGGTTACACGGCCGGTGGCGCGGTGGTTACGATCACTGCAAGTTCGCAGTCCGGCGGCACGTACAAACTCGTCGGCAACGATCTCGTTTTCACGGCGACTACCGGCTTTGGTCCGTTCCAGTACGCCGTGCTCTACAACAACACCGCTGGTTCGGCGTCTGCGCGACCGCTTATCGGTTGGTGGAACTACGGTTCGGCGGTGACGCTGCTCGCGCTCGAGACGTTCACGGTCGACTTGGATCAGGCCGCCGGCATCCTGACGATAGCGTAGGCCCGCCGTGGCCTACCGCGGCAATACCGAAGAGATGATGAAGCTGCGGCGCGGCGCCATAGGCGCTGTCGCTCAGACTGCGTACACCACTTCCTTTCCTGTCACAGAAAACCCAATCCTAGAAGGCGGTCTGTGGACGCGCGGCGGTTCAGAAGGCGTGTCGTGGACAGATCCGCAGACTGGCGCCAACTCAAGTTCTAGCGGGCAGATTGCGTTCGGCACTCAACTTCCGTCATCCGGCTTTACCGATTCGATCGCGCATTTGAAAAACTTTCTGCCGAATCACTATGCAGAAGGCGTGATGTTCAATGCCGCTACGGATCAGATCGAGGTCGAACTTCTGCTGCGGTTTCTTATCACGAACGGCAACGCACGCGGATACGAACTCGACTACGTATTCTCAGGCACCAATACTTGCGATCTGCATTTGGTACGGTGGGAAGGCGCGCTTGGCGTGTTCCAAGAGCTAAATGGTGGCGTCGCTGTTGCAACGGGCGTAGACATCAGCACTGGAACAACTCACAGAGGAACAATCTCGGGAAACACCATAACTGCGACGCGCAATGGCGTGACTGTTTTCACCTACGACTTACTCGCTAACTTCGTAGCTGACGGCTCAAGAATTTGGGGAGACGGTAATCCTGGTATGGGCTTTTGGGATGGTAGTTTGGCAGACGGCAACCACCGCAATCAGATGGGTTTCTCGACATTCTCGGCGGCGCAGGTATGACTATCCTAGCGACAGACGACTTCAACCGCGCCGATGCCGGAACACTTGGCGCCAACTGGACTGATCTCGCCGGAGAGACCGGCTGGTCGATAGTCTCGAACGAGGCCAAGGTAAACGCGACTGGTTCGGTGTCGATGGCCTCGCGCTATACCGCGGCATCGTTCCCGAACGACCAGTGGTGCCAAGTAGCGATTGGGTCGACAGTAGAGACGACAACTGATTCTGGCACAGGACCGATGGTGCGGTTGCAATCCGGCGGCGATCGCATACTTCTTCAGGGCAACACCGTTCAGACGCGCGTCTACAAAAAAGTGGGCGCGACGTTCACGCAACTAGGAAGTGATGGCCCTGCTGTTACGAATGGCGACGTGTTGTACGTCGAAGTTCGTGGCACTACCATCATCGCTATGAAGAACGGGTCCAGTATTTGTGGCAGTCCGATTGCGCTAGGTTCTGGGTCGGCGTCTGGAAACGCAGGCCTTTGGGCCAACCCCGCTGCCGTTCTTTGCACCGCGAACAACTGGTCGGCTGGCGACTTTGCAGTAGGTTTGCCAGACAAGGGACGCATCATCAGCGTATTCAAGACTTCGCATCGACCGCGCCCGTTTGGGCCGGGTAACGCACGGTAAAGGAAATACCATGAGCAGACAATCCTGGTCAGAACAGATTTTTTGGGCAGTAGCAGACGGGGCGCAGATCGTCAGTACAGCGACGTAAACGATCATCTTCCCCGATGTTACTATCCCCGCGAACTACATGGCAGACGGCCGCACGTTGTCGCTCGAGGCCGAAGGGCGCTGGAGTAACGTCATAACTGCTACGCCTACGCTGACATTCTTTCTTCGGTGGGGCGGTGTCGGCGGCACGCTGCTCGCGCAGACACCGGCGATTACAACCACATCCTCTGCCATTACGTCGGCGCCGTGGGGGCTGAAACTCAAAGTACAAACGCGTACCAACGGTGCGAGCGGTTCGTTGTTCGTCATGGGTGCTGTGTCGATCGGCAACGGCGTCGCTCCGACATTCGGAACGGTTACGAACTACGGCCTCGTCGTGCCCATGCACTCCGCTGGCACCACAGTTCCGGCGGCGGTTACGGTCGACCTAACCGCGGACACCGCACTCTCCCTCACGGCGAAGTTCAGCGCTTCGAACGCCGCGAACAACCTGACCGGGCACATCTACTGCGGGCGTTCGGAAAACTAATGTGGCTACGCGTTTCTACCTGCACGCAAGCGGAGCGATAGCCACACCTAACAATCCAGGCTTCGACGCTGGATGGGAGCAGACGGGGCAGGCCATACGCCGCCCGATGGACGTTAAAAGTCGGCAGGGGGCGTTGACCACCCTTACGGATTCGAGCGCCATTACCGTCCCGATCACGACTACGCAGGACATTCTCTGCTATCAGTTCGTGTCGAATCAAGTGTTCAAGCCTGCGAAGTTGGACACTTCGATCACGTTCTCGATGGTGCAACGATTTCTGGAGAGCGCGACGACAGCGAACTGCACGATTGCGTGCAGCCTCCGCGCGTTTGATATACTTGGCTTGGCGTCGCTTGGCACGCTGTTTTCGGTATTTACTGGCGGCACGGAGTTTGGGACAACGGCTTCGACCAGGATTGTTAGTGCAAGCGCCATCACAGCCCTCCAAATCGACCAACTGTACCGCCTCGTGTTGGAGGTTGGAGCGCACGCCGCCGCGCCCACGGCTGGAACAACGTACACCGCCCGGACGGGATCGAGCGCGGCGTCGGACTTTGCCTTGACGAGCGGCCTCACCACGGACCTGAATCCGTGGATGGAGTTGAGCAAGAATCTGAACGGGACCGTATTACAGAACTACATGGGCGTGCATGGTAGCGGAGGCGGCTTCGGGGAGTCTCTGCGGTGAGTTTCAAACAGCTACGCTCGAAGTACTTCAAGTTCCCGCACGCTTCGCCCGCGTCTTCAAACACATATGTCTTGACGGCGGACATGGGCACGTTCGTCCTGACGGGCATTGCCGCGGCGCTCCAGCACAACGACGATCTCGTGGCGGCCACTGGCGCCTTCGTCGAGTCAGGAAAGGCGGCGAACCTGCTGCACGGCTACGTCGTATCGGCGGTCAAGGGCACGTTCGTCGAGACGGGCAACGCGGCGGCCTTCCCGCGCACCTACAACCTGACGGCCGCCAAGGGCACGTTCGCCGAGACGGGCAACGTGATAAACTTACTTGTGGGACGTGTAGTTAGCGCGGCCCTCGGGTCGTTCGTCGAAACCGGGGTTGCCAGCG